TAGACTTGATAATCCAGATTGTGAAGCATGTTCTGGATAAAAAATGAAAGGAGGGGAGAAATCCCCTCTTTTTATTTATGAATTTGATAAGCCTCTTCGGATTTCTCTTAGTTTATTGGCTACAGCTTCTTGTGTTGCATTTTCTAAAGTACCATTCATATCAAGTGGATCTACTTCATAATGAAAATCTCTTCCATTTATATGATTTCTTGCAATAGATGTAATTTGTTCAGGAGTAGGAGGAGAATGTATATCAACGCTCCATTCTCCATAATTAGAAACTCTTATAGCACCAGTTAAAGACATGAATGGAACAACATAATCAGAATATCTACTTCCTTGAGATTCTTCTGGCTCGTCCATAATAGATTCGATATTTCTATGGTCTAATGACCTTTCATACCCACCTTCAGAATAATCAAGGAATTTGCCTGAGCTTAAAACATATCCAGCTTTAATTGGATCATTTGTTTCGCCATAAAATTCTAATGCTTCTTTTTCTTTTGGATGTATGCCAAATATTGATTGAGCTAATTTATACCACATACTTTACATTTCTGAAAAGATGTAATATAATCCTTACATGGGAAAGCCAATCGTACGTGAAGTAAAAATCCTTGATGCAGTTCTCAAGGAAGACGAAGGAACTGAAGATGAGCCAAGAGTTGTTCAATATATTTGGCTTCAGTTACAAGATACAAAAACAGAAAGAGTGTATACATCTCAGTTGTCGCTTGATGATATTAAAGATATAACTGGCATGGATAGATATTTAGAAGGCAGAGAGCTTATTAATTTTACCATTGCTCTGAAAGCAAGAGAGACACCTTTGTCTTTAGTTTTTAATCCAGATGCAGAAGAAATTACAGCTGATATGATAAAGAATGAAGAGGAAATAAATTGATGGATATTGTAGTTAAGGTTGAAATTAAGGCTTTTCGTGAAGGGGCAGTCATTCCTAAGAAGGCCACTCAAGGTGCAGCAGGATATGACTTGTGTGCTTGTATTCCTGATTATTCAAGCGGAATGATGATTCATCCGGGCAATTCTTTGATTGTTCCAACCGGCTTGAACGTAAATATTCCAGAAGGTTACGAAATTCAAATTCGTCCAAGATCAGGTTTGGCAGCAAAACATGGTGTAACAGTTTTGAATACACCAGGGACCATTGATTGCGATTACATTGGGGATGGTGAAGATTTTGAATTGAAAGTTATCCTCTTCAATCACAACAGAATGCCTTTTAGCATTAATCATGGAGATAGAATCGCTCAAATGGTTGTTGCTAAGTTGGCAGCTCATGAGTTGGTTGAAGTTGAAGAGTTTAACAAGCAAGTTAAGTCTTCTCGCAAGGGTGGTTTGGGAAGTACTGGCAAAGGAGCAATAGCTGTCAATGGATCATAATATTGATCAAGCCACAAAAAACTATACTATTTTTTGTGATTTAGATGGAACACTTTGGGAGCAAGGTGATCCTACTGAAATTGCTAAACCTGGATATCAGCCAAAAATCATTCATGGAACAGTTGATAAAATTCGTGAATGGGATAGTAAAGGTTATAAGATCATTTTAACTACTGGTAGAAAAGAAAGTTTGCGTGACGTCACAATCAAACAACTTTCTTTTGCTGGGATTGTTTACGACCAATTGGTTATGGGAATTGGTGGCGGATCAAGAGTTTTAATTAATGATCTTAGAGCAAATGGAGATCAGTCTGCCTTTGTCTATCAACCAAAGCGGAATGAAGGTATTTCAGGAATTAATTTATGATATATCCAGAGTTCAAGAAATTTGTAAACTTGATTGGTCATGACATTACTATTTCAGGTTTTGGAACTTTACCAAGAGCAGAAAGGCCTTGTTTTGTAGAAACAAAGCAAAGAATTATTGGTAAAGTTGCTGGGATTCCAATTGTAGAAACACATTTCGAAAAGATTGTAAACTTGCCTGATCCTGAAGATGGTGTTTATTATATTGTTAGTAGAGTAACAATGGAATATATACCATTCAATCGTGAAGATATTTTTTGTGTAGATACAGGCCCAACTGCAGTTAGAGATGAAAATGGTCAGGTAATTGCCGTAACTCAACTTAGCATTTAAAACAAAACCCCTCTTTATGAGGGGTTTATTCAATTCATCTCTGAAAGTTTTTTGAAGTAACCTAAGACTTCTGGCTGTGCATCAAGCTTATCCCTTTGTGTATTGAAAGCATAATGAACAACTAAGAATCCGCCATAAATACAATTAGGCATTTCTCTTTCAGCAGGTTTAACTTCACTTAACCATGGCTCATCTTGAATACCAACTTTGTCAAATTTAGCAAATTCTGAGCCTAACCAACACATGAAATTAATACTATGTCTTTCATATCCTGCTAAAACCCATTCTTTGAATTTCAATTTATCTAAATTGTTTTCTTTTCGATATGTTTCAAAATGATAAAAAGCGCTCATTGCATATCTAAAATCAGACCATGCATGATTGGTTGAATCATAAGTAACTGCTGGAAAATTCCTAACACTAATTGCTCCAATTCTTTGAAGAACAAAATGATTAAGAGGATTATTGATAGTATTTGCAAATGTAAGAAAATATTGGGGATTTTCAATTCGATGTCTTATAAATCCCTCAAAAGCATCAGTTTCCATATAAACAATGTCATCGTCTATTTTGCAATAAACAGTATTTGGATCATTGAATAAACAATAAAATCTATGTACATTTTGAGTAGAATATCCAATCAATGGTTCATAATCTAAAACCACTTTTTTAAAAAAGTCTGGATATTGCTCAATAAGACTGTCAAAATATTCTAAGTCTTCTTTTTTGTCAGTGTTGATCCAAAAATAATGTTCATCAATGATATGTCGTAATTTTAAGAGATAGTTTACTTGTATTTCAAAGTATCTTTTTCTTCCAACAGGTCCACCAGTTACAACTCTATAATTGTCAACCATTATTAATTTCCTTGCTTAACTTACGGAATAAATTTAATATATTAGGCTGACCATCAAGATCTTTTCTTTGTGTATAGTAAGCATAATGTACAGCAATAAATTTACCATAAATACAGTTTGGCATGCCTCTTTCAAGTGGTTTTATTTCAGACAACCATCTTTCGTCGTCTTTTCCACACTGAACAAATTTTGCAAACTCAGAACCCATCCAAGAGAAAAAGTTGATAGAAAATCTTTCATAATCCTTTAAGATCCATCTATCAAATTTCATTCTATCCAAAGTATCATTTCTAAAGTGCTTCATAAAATTAGCAAAATGTTTTATTGCATAGGAATAATTTGACCAAGCATCACTCATTGAACTATAAGTAGTAGGAGGGAAGTCATCATCGTCAAATGCACCCAATCTTTCATGTAAATAATATGTCATTGCATTATTTACTGTATTTGCAAAAACCAAAAAATATTGAGGATTATTAATTCTAAATCTTATAAAATTTTCAAACTCTTTATGCTCAAACCAAACTATATCATCATCAATTTTGCAATAAATAGTGTCAGGATCAATACAATATTCATAAAATCTTGCTACGTTTTTGCTGGTATATGCATATTCCTCTATATATGGTAGATGTATAACTTCAAAAAAATCAGGATATTCTTTAGTTAGTGATTCGAGATAAACTAAATCTTCTTCGACATTTGTATTAAGCCAAAATACATGTTTATCAATAATTGGTCTACTGGCTAAAAGATACTCAACTAAAATTTCAACATATCTTTTTCTGCCATACGGGGAATTGGTAACTACCTTATAATTGTCAACCATTGCAAAATATCCTTATAAGTTCTACAATACATAAGGATTATACAAATGAATAATGTCGATTTTGAAGATGCTCCAGATATTCTTGCTATAGCTCAAAAACTACAGGAAAAATATTATGCTTTTATCGGATCAGTAAATTTAGACTCTGTTTATTTTACCAAAATGATAGGTTATAAATCCAGAAATGCTCCTGTTTATGTTATGAGCGGATTAACACAGGCATGGGCAAGATCTGTTTTAAACAATCTCCAAACAAGAAAAAATTATTGCCTGGGAGTATGGGCTGACGAATGGGATGAACTTGAAAAATCCAAAAAAGAATGGATAATTTTCAGATGTTTGTATTCAATAAGTCCAGCTGATGATGGAAAATTGAGACCTTTTGATGTGAATGATTACGGTTTTATTGTTGAATATTTTGTCAGAGTAGGAATAGGACCTTACTGGGAAAATAAAGAAAATTTACCTTCTTTGCTTGATGGAAATGATATACTTCCTTTGATAATTCCAATGGATGATACTGAATAATGAGTTTTTACAATAAATATAGACCAAGTTCTTTTAAAGATATTTATGGCTACTCTGCTTCTATTTTAGAGAAACAAATAGAACTGGGTAAAACCTCTCATGCATATATTCTGTCAGGACCTCCAGGCACTGGTAAAACAACTCTTGCCAGAGTAGCTTCTATAGCACTTTTATCTCAAGATAGTGACAAAAACACTAAAAAACTTATATTAGATGACTCACACCCTGATGTTTACGAAATCAATTGTGCTGTTAACAATGGTGTAGATCATGTTAGAGACAATATTGTTCAACTTGCAAGATTAGCTCCAATATCAGGAAAATATAAAATTTTCATTCTTGATGAATGCCATATGTTGACTACACAAGCTCAAACATCCTTGATTAAGTTAACAGAAGAACCACCACCATATGTAAAGTTCTTTTTTTGCACAACTGAACCAAACAAAATACTTAGAGCAATCAAAACAAGATGTCAAACTTTTAATCTTAAGAAGATTTCAGAATTGGATTTATTATCAATTCTTGAAAATGTTTGTGATAGTGAAGATATAGAATATGAAGAATCTGCTTTATCAATAATTGCCAAAGAAGCAAATGGCAGTGCAAGAACAGCATTGTCAATTTTAGAACAAGCTTCTATACAAGCAATTACTGAAGATTTTGTCAGACAAATTCTGGATAGGTCACCTAAACAAGTTGCGATTGATCTTTGCTTTAGCATTTTAAACAAAGATAGATCAAATGCATGTAGGATTATTCAAGCTTCTCATATTGAAGGAAGAGATATAGGAAATTTGTTTTTAGAATCTTCAACAATATTCATGGAAGCATTTAAGTATGTTGCCTTTAAATACAAAAAGGTTGATAGAGACCCTGATATAGAAGAAATAGCTAAGACTGTACCTACTATTCAAATAGTTGAATTGACAGAACAGTTGTATAACATATCAAGTAATATAAGGCAAACTGTATCTGAGGACTTAGTAGCAATGACTGGAGTACTCAAAACTATTGATTGGTACGCAAAAAACAAAGCGTAAAATTGTTATAAAAAAGTTTCTTGCCTTCGGTAATATAAATGGCGACCGAAGATCCAAAAATAGTAAGAATAGTTCAAAAAGCAAAAAAAGGTGATGAAAAATCTTTTAAGATGCTACTCAAGATGGTAGATGGTGACTTGCGTAAAATCGCAGGTCATTATTTTATTCTTGGTGGAGATCGTGAAGATGTCATGCAAGAGTTGAGACTTGGAGTTTACAAAGCAGTAAATTCATATGACCCAACTAAAGATACCACTTTTAAAAACTTTTGCGTCAATTTAGTCTGCAAAAGACATTTAGCAACAGCCATTTCGTCTGCTAAAAGAATGAAAAATTCAGTGTTGAATGATTCTATTTCTTTAGATGCTCCAATTATTTTAGGAGATGATGGCAACTTACAAACACTTGCAGACTTTATTCCTGAAAAACAAAATCCATATGATGAATCCCCAGAAGTTAATCTTGTTGAAGATATCATAATCAAAGAAGAGTATGAACTTAATACTCAAAAACTTTTGACAAGACTTACTCCATTAGAAGCTGAAATTTTTAATGAATATGGTTTGAATTCATCATATAAAGAAATTTCAATAACTCTCAATGTTCCTGCAAAATGTGTTGATAATGCTTTAACAAGAATTAGAAAAAAAGCTAATGAAGTATATATTCAATACAAAAAAGATGATGGAAAAAAGGAAAACTCAGAGGATATTGATAAGAATCCTAACAAGTAAATTTTGATCCTTGCTAAATATTCTACGATGAAGTAGAATATTGATTATGGAAACTTCAATTGTTGATGTAGTTATCGGCATGCAATATGGCGATGAAGGCAAGGGTAAAATAGCCAATCAAATGGCTATGAGTGGGGATTATGATTATGTCATTCGCTTCAATGGGGGAGGCAATGCTGGTCATACAATTTACCTCAATGGAGAGAAAATTGTTACACATCTTGTTCCTTGCGGTTTGTTGCATGGTATTACTTCTATCATCGGTAATGGTTGTGTTATCAATACACAAAAATTATTTGACGAACTTGAGTATCTTAAAGGATTTGGATTCGATTCATCGCTTCTAAAGATTGCACATAACGCTCATATTATTACTCCTGAACACATAGAAGAAGATTCCAAAGATACAACTATTGGAACCACTCGAACTGGCAATGGGCCTTGTTATAGAGACAAAATGGCTCGTACGGGTCTTCGTGCCAAGGATGTCCCTGAACTGGAACCATATCTCATTGATATGTATACTTATATTCATGGTCAACCAAAGAAGTTTTTAGCTGAAGGTGCTCAAGGATATTGGCTTGACATTGACTTTGGTGACTATCCTTATGTCACTTCTTCAAACACAGGTGTAGGAGCTGTATTAAATAATGGTTTCAATTATAAGCAAGTACGGAATGTTATCGGGGTTATCAAGTGTTATTCTACCTATGTTGGAGCTAAAGGATACCAAAAATACGACGAACGATTTGAAAAGCTGCGTGACATTGGTCAAGAGTACGGAGCCACAACAGGACGACCAAGACAAATCGACTGGTTAGACCTTGATGAAGTAAACGAAGCCTGTAAAATGAACGGAGTTGACTTCTTGATTGTTAATAAAATGGATGTTCTTCGTCAGGTTAACAGCGCATGGAATTTATATGAAGATCAAATGGTAGTAAATTGTAGTGATGAAAAAACTTTCATGAATCGTATTGCAAACTATTTGGATCCATCAATTGACATAGAATTCCAGGGGCAGCTACATTGAAATTCAAACTAAAAAAATCAGATTATCTAACCAAGTTTTCTCTTATGAGCAAACTTGATAAAATGAAGATATCCATGAATGAAAATAAAACAACAGGTTACGATAGCCTGTTGTTTTACACTAAAGATGGCCTATTGAATATTTATCTTAGCAATGGTCAATCTTCTGTCAATTTTGGAATGAATATTTCTGTTGATGAAGATAAATGCTTTGCAGTAGATGCCAATCTTTTCTATAATGCTTTTTCTAATTTTCCAACAGACGAAGTTCAGTTTGCCTATCTCGAAGATGATCATTCTCTTGTATTTGGTAATAAGAAAACAAGAGTTTCTCTTAGAACATCTATAGTTTCAAATATTGATGATTTGTTGTTCAATTCATTTGATATTTCTTCAGATGTTGTTTTTGATAACTTGAACTATTCAAACTTTTCAGATGCTTTGAGATTAACATCTTTTTCATGTGCTCCTGATATAGATGAGTATCCTTACACTTCTATTCTGATGTTTGTAGACAAAAATGAGTTTAATTGTTGCTCATCAGATAAACACAGAATTTCAATATTTGGCAAAAAATATACAAATCAAAGTTCTCATCTTATTCCTAAATCTTCAGCAGATTTACTCTTAAACTTTGTAAATAAAAATGATGAATTTAAATTTACTATTTACAAAAGTAAACTATTTTTGAAATGGGATGATAACATTTTTACAACAGCTCTTGAGAATAATTCTTATCAGAGCGTTTTTGAAAATTACAATAAGTTTTTTTCAGAATCAAATCATGTATTGTCTACAAAAGTTGACAAACAACAATTACTTCAATCTATCAAGTTCATTGGAAACATTTCATCTTCACACACTATAAATATGCATTTTGAAGCTGATAAACTCATTATCACAGGCTCAAGTGCTGACAAAGGAACTATAGTTGATAAGATACAACTTGAGGAAGAAGTGGAAAGTTTAGAAGTTGTATATCTTGCAAACCATCTTCTTAAAGTTATTGAAATTCTTCCGCAAGATCAAATAACCCTAAATGTTAAAGAATATAATGGTTTTTACTTGCTCATGGTTGAAACATTAAGTTACAATCACATTGTTTTTCCAATGGGTTAATATGTCAAGAATTTATATTGGATCAAAAGTAGCTGCAATAGATTCTGTCAAGAAAGAATTTCCTGACAGAATTCTTGTTTTATGTGATAATCCAGAAAATCAAGCAAAGAATTATTCTGTGTTCTTTGATCAAAATAAACTTTTTTTACACGATAACCCAAATGTAGAAAAGCTTAAGATTATTCAAACTCAGATTTCTACAAATAAAGGCACACATTTTTTATTTTACGATGATGAAAGTTTTGATGGTCGAAACTCTCTAATTCAATCCATTAAGAAATCCAACCTTATATTTGACCATTCATATCCTTTGTATGGTGATTTTGCTGGTTTGAGAAGAGCTATTAATAGTTACATAAATACATCTAAAAAAACTATAGATGCAATTTGTTTTGACTGGTTAAATAAAAATTGCCCCACTGTCAAAGTAAAATCTAAAACAACTGGATCTAAAAAAGAATCAATTTGCTATGATGTTGATTTGCTTAATAAAGAATTTGAAAAAATACTTTCAATCAATGACAAGATTACCATTGAGGATTTGCAAAACTCAGCATTTATTACTGATGCTGACATATTCGAATTTATCGAATATGTCTTAAATAACAATATTGAAGAAGCTTTTATTTTATCAGACAAGCTAATTGATTCTATAGGTGAACAAGCTTTATTGCTTATTTTTCTTTCACAACTTATCTTTGTTCTTGAAATAGTTTCATGTAAAGAAAATAATATTTACAACTTGGATGAAGTGACTAAGATTGTAGAGAAGAAAGATTTACTTGGAAAATACTTTAGCAATGATTGGCAAGAATGTATTTTTGCAACTAAGACTCAAAACCCTATTCGCATAAAATTTGAAATGTCAAAGAATAGACCAAGTTCTGAAAAAATTTCACAGATGATAAGTAATGTAATCGATTCAATATCACATTTAAGAAATAATGGCAAAGTAGAACAAAGTATGTTTTTGCTTTTGAATAAAATGTTATCTGTATAATTTATGAATGCAAGATAACTATGAACATATAAATAAGCTTGTAGAGTTATGCAAAAATGATGACTCTGATGCATTATTTCAACTATATGATTTTTACAAGCCATTATTGCTTTCATCAGTAAGTCGTTGCATATATAAAAATCCAAAGCTTTCAAGATATAGAGAAGATATATTTCGAGAGTCAGTGTTTGTACTAAAAAAGTTGATCGATCAATACGATCCAACTCTTACTTATTTTTCTTACTTTTTATCAACCAGAATAGATATCAATCTTTTTAGATACGTTACTGATAAATACCAAACAGATGAGTATTTTATTGAAGACTATTGCCCTGACGAAGATTCATACGACCCTTTTAATAAAATAAATAGTGCAATTTCAATTCATGCAGCTTTGACAAAATTGAATGAAAAGCAACGTGAAGCTATTGAATTGTATTTTTTTGAAGGATTAGATCAAGAACAAGCATCAATTAAATTGAATATCACCCAAAGTTCTTTTTCAAAAAGATTGCAACGAGGCTTATCTAAAATGAAAGAACTATTGGGTGATGATTTCTTACTTGACTAATCTTCTGTGATTGTATACTGATGCTTTTTTGTCAGATGTAAATGGATCTTTGATATCACCAGGCTTTTCTGTTTCCATTTTTATATTAGCACCAGGTTGAGGTTTTGTAGGTTCAAGTCCAGGAAAATGTCCAGGAGCTCTTTTTCTACTATTAGGATCATTAGGATCTCCGCCTTCTTTCCAAGTCCAAGTACCTTGAGGAAGTTCTTTGCCAGTATAAACAGGCATCATTTCATCAAACTTTCTTCCACCAGGTATTTTTTCAGTGTAGCCAATTAATGATTTAGTGATTTCAGCGATGTCTTCAGCTGTTGGTTTTTCCGGTCCAGCATCATCATCTTTCTTTTGTTGTTTTGCTCTTGTAGGATCATCTAAATCAAGAACGTCACTTGTCAATAAACCATTAGCTACAGCATCAGCAACCTTGCCAAAGTAATCTTTTAAGTATCCTTCTAAAACTGAATCAGAAACATCACTGACATCAAATATCATCATTGTTCCAGATTTAATTAAATCTTCTTCAACCCTTTTAAGTTCATTTTCTAAATCAATTTTCTTGGAATAATTAAGATCCCCTAATGATTCTAATTCCTTCTTGATTTGATTTTTTCTCTTTATCAAACCTCTTCTAAAATCTCTTTTTCCAGCAACAGTAAAGATTTCATGGAATATCATTTCCAATCTGTGTCTTTGTCTTTCAAGAATTTTCAATACAGCTTCTTGTGGATCAGGGAGTTCAATTACAGTTCCATCTGGCTTTCTAATTTTGCCAAAATTTTCTTTTTTGAATTCTGCTGATGCATCTTCCATCATCAATCTTCGAACATTTGTACCACCAGACATAAGGTGGATTTTTTGATTGACAATATCTTGAAGCCATTGTTCTTTTGCAGCTTCATATACTGTTTTAGAAACCATCAAATTTGAAAGTCTATTTCTAAATATTTCAGACAGATAAGGAATGTCACCGTGAACTCTTGCATACATTTCAGAAGGATTGATCAAATACGCTTCTTCTTTTGTAACTTCTGGATTAAGTTCTTCAGATGGAGCCATTATAAGATCACCAGCTGCAAGATAATGAAGAGCGTGAGCAATTTCATGTCTTCTTGTTGCTTCTGTAAATTTGGTATGTGAAATGCCCAAGTTTTCAGCTAATTGCTTATGATGCTCTAATGAGTCATATGAATCAGTTCTTATAATGATTGCTGGCACTTTTTCTCCAGATTGAGTTGGAAATCTTGGAACAAATAAGCCTCTCCATAAACCATCAACAAAATCAATATCATTAATTTGTAATTTTGTAATATTGTTTTTGATTAAGAATGACTTGAGAGTATTGCTATCAAATTCAAGTAAAGTTAATTTTTCAGCGTATTTTATAAGATCTTCTTTTGAAATAGTTGTATATTGTCTTTCTTGTTCCATTTTATCAATATAGCTTGTTGAAAATTGAGTGAACAATTGTTTGGATGACTTTTGTATTTCAAGTTCTCTTTTTTCAAAATCTGAAGCATTGATAGGTATGGATTTAGATTCTACCAATGGATCATAGTCAGGATTCCATGACTTTTCAAAAGGATCTATTTTCTTAATAACACCCTCTTTGATTGCTTTAGATATGACATCTAATCCACTGCTCAAAATAGTATTCTTAGCTTGATTGCTTTTTGATGTTAAGGCAGCTAAATTAGGAAGTTGATTTAATGCACCTGGTTTGAAATTATCTAATTTTTCAGGATTTTTTTCAAGATATTTCAACATGGTATCAACAGTGGCAAATCCTTGGTATAACCACAAATCCCTAATTTTATCTCCTTGTTTTTCACAGTATTCCTTGAACTCAGGATCTTGTCTTAATTGCTCAATATGAAAATCTTTGATATCCCATTCATATGAATATGTGTAAATTAAATATATAAATGATTCTAATAAAAATTGTTGTTCAGGATTTGTCTTTTTGATATAAAAATAAGTTTCAACTTGGCTGTAAGTATCACAATAATTAAAAAGTTCCTTGACTGTGTATTCATTAAAAATACCAATACAAGCTTCTATCAATGACATAAATTGATCAGGCTTAAGTCCACTTCTTACATATGACACCATGAATGGTCTCAATCTGTTAGCAAAATCTGTATTTATATCAGTGTTATTAAGAAAATTTATTACGCTTTGATGGCTTTGGAATCTTTCCAAAAGTGGTTTTTCTGAAATTGCTCTATCAAGAATTTCTTTTCTGTCAACATCATTAGGGTTTACGCCAAATTTCTTAACATCTTCATCTCTTATCATGTACATTAAGGTGGATTCATCGATTTGTACACCTTTTGAAGAGAGTAAATTTAATGTCTTAAAACCAATTGAAGCTAAACTTTTAAAACCATACTCCATCACTGTAGCACTACCAGCACCATCGCCAATCTCAACTGGCTGTACACCTTTTTCTCTTAATAGTTGAGTTATTTTGCCTAAGTAATCTAATATTAGAAAGGTTTCTGAATCTGGCGTACCAATCTTCTTCAAGTGGTTATCCACAAACTTTACAATTGATTTTCCAAAAAACTCTAAATCTGAACGATATTTTGATATGTTGCCTTCACACATTTTAAGATAATTGATTTGCGTGACATATTTAATAAGCTGCGACATAGAGTAAACTGTAGGCATTTGATTAGGGTCATTAAAGTTAGCAGCTTTTAGTGTTTCTTTGAATGATCCGCCCCATTCAAACTTAGGAGATGACAATACGTCCCATGCATCAGCTGCTTCTACTATTCTTTTTGATCGTTTGTAGTTCCACATAATACTTATTATGTTTTGTAAAAGAACTAAAAAATCCTATGGAATAAAATTTCTAATTTTATGTAATATACTTATATGTTCCAAGAAATCCCTTAAGACACGCTATAACTACGTCTGAGGGATATTTTTCTTTTAAGGGGAGAATCACTGTGGTTGAAAAAAATACATCCGATGACATGATTTATAATTGGCGCAATGAGTTGCGTTCACATAATGATGGCGTAGTTGTTGTAGCCAGTTCCCAAGCAGCTCAGTATAAAGCTCAAGGTTACAATAAATCCGAAGTGGTTGAACTTCTTGCAGCAGACAATTTTGACATTGATGTTGCAAATAGAGTTGCTTCTAAGTTGTTTGATTCACCAACTGTTGCAATTAAAGAAACTGTTCAAGTTGCAGTAGTGCCTACAAAGTACGATGATTGTGTTCCAGTGATTGAAAGATCCTTGGAAAAATATAGTGCAAAAGAGTTTGTAAAGAGACTTTGCACTGGGCCTCATTCTATTGTAAAAACAGATGACAGAGGTATTCAAACTTGGCTTAGAGCTGCAGAATTAGCAAAGACAAATTCCAATGGCAGAACAAATTTGCATGCTGCACTTAAACCTTGGGTAGAAGAAGCATTATTAAATTCTGTTTTAGTTGCTCAATCTGAGAAACCTCAAGTTAAAACAGCTTCTAAAAACAAGTATGTTGTAAGCAACAGAAAAGGCACTGCAGAGGTTGATCTTACAAATGCTACTTCAAACAGTGAAAAATTTACAAAAGGCAACTATGCTGATTTTGGTTTAGCTGACGAATACATGGTAGGTGCAGCAGATTCTGTTTCCCCTTATCAAAGATTAAAAAGAGCTTTAAAAGACTAATCACATAAAACTCGCACAAAACAAGCCGCTATATGCGGCTTGTTTTGCTTTTGTATAAATTTTATTATGTCAGATCCAAAAGAAGAAATCGTAGATGCTATTGTTCCTGTTAATGATAAAGTAACAACAGCCCCATCAAAACTTTTCAGAGAGCTCAAGGAAACAGATAAACCTTTATATCCTTTGCCTCCTGATAATATGAATGACATATCATATCCTCAATTTTTAGAGCCAAGATGTTCCATATGTTCTTCTCCCTTTAGAGATTTAGCAGAGCATGTATTTCTTGAGAGTGGTAAGAAACCTCAATCTGTTATTCTATTTTTTGCTCATTATTATGATGCAAAGCTCAACTGGATGCAGATTAATACTCACATGGAACAGCATTGTGATTTTAAGAAAATCTCAACATCTGGTTTGAAAAATTATGAGCAAAGAGAAGAACTGATTGCACCTTGGATTTTTAGAGAACATCAATTAGCCCTCACTGCTCTATTAGTTGAACTTGATGATGTGAGAGGTATGGATTGTTCTAAAAATAACGACTTGAAATTAAAAAGAGCTGCAATGGTTGAAAAACTTATTAGCAAAATTTTATATCTTAAAGAACAAAGGGACAATCAAGGTGTGATTGCAATTAATATTTTTGAAATACTTGTTAAATTGCATGAAAAAATGGAAAGCGAAACAGATAAAAAGACTATTCGTGATGAAATGCAATATTTAAGACAGAAGATACAAGAAGATAATTAATGAGAAAACCTAATATTCAAAAAACTCAACAGAATGATGTAAAATCACAATTACTTCAACAAGCATCTGAAGTTGAAAAATTTTTCAAAGAATCAGAATATGCTGGAGAGTTTTCTGATGATATTGTTCCTGCTACAAGAGCAGAAGTAATTCCGCCTCCTACACCTGAAAAGTCAAGATTTAATCCTGATAAAATTGTAGATATTATAACTTTTATAGAGCACCCATATTTTTGTAATCTTAAACCTTATCCCTGGCAAAAATTAATTCTTAAGTGTTTTTATATGGGTCAAGAAGGTAACACTAATCTTGTTATTAATGATGTAAAACAAGAAACTGGATGCGATGGATGTGTTTGGAATTACATTAAGGACAATGAAGAACTTTTTTACAAATCAAGAAAAAATCAAAAACAAATTAAAACAATATTTTCAGTAGTTAATTCACCATGCTTAACTTGTAATCGTTTAAGTGACGAAATAAGAAACGAAAGATACGAAGCAGCTAAAGAAGAAGCTACAAACCCTGATGCTGAAAGACAAGTAGAAGAATTATCTCAAAGAGCAATCCTTGATAATTTTGAAACTGAAAATGATCTTTTATATTCTGATGAATTTGATCCAAAGCTTAGAGTGCAAGTAAATGAAAAAAGCTCAAAAAGATACAAATTTCAAGAGTTAGTATTAGTACTTGGCAGACGTTCAGGAAAATCATTCTTAGTGTCTGCAATGGCATTATATGAGCTTTACAGACTAATTTCTATGGGTCATCCACAATCAAGATATGGTTTGATGGAATTTGATGAAATAGTTTTACTTAATGTGGCTCGTAATGAAGAACAAGCCAAGAAAGCTATCTTTTCTAAAATTAAACAAACAGTATTAGCATCTCCATTTTTCCAACCATATATTGGAAAAGACACAGAACTTGAAATGAGATTCTACACTGAAAATGATGTCAAAGAAAATGAAAGAAGAGCATCAAGAAACTTAAATCCATTTGCAGGTTCTTTAGTTTTAAGGTGTGGTTCAAGTAATGCATCAGGTCTTGTTGGTCTTACTTGTTGGTGTATTATTATGGACGAAGTTGCAGCTATGGCAGGAGACAATCCTGATTCTGGAGTTGACTATGCTCTTTATGATGACCTAAAACCATCTCTCGCTACATTTGGTAAAGATGGAAAAATGATGATGCTTTCCAACCCTAAAGGACCAATTGGATTACTTTATGATTTACATGAAAACAGATTAGAAGACCCAGCAACACTTGTTATGAGACTTCCAACTTGGTTAACAAATCCAAATATTGATAAAGCTTGGTTAGATGATCAAAAAAAGAAAAATCCAGTTGAATTTACAATGCAGTATGGGGCTGAATTTGGAGCAGCTTCATCAGATCCGATGTTTGATCAAGATTCAATAAAAAGAATGTTTTCTTCTATGAGAATGACTCCAAGATTAGAATTTCCACAACCTCAAATAGATTACTATTGTCATTTAGATCCAGCAAGAACTTCAGATTATTATGCTCTGGCTATAGCTCATACAGAAGAAATATATGGAACTATAGGACCAGATTTCAAACCTTTAAAAAGAGTTGTAGTAGATCATATTCATTTTTGGAATCCTCAGACAAAAAATCAACCAATATCCGAAAGAGAAGTTGAAAACTATGTGATTGATTTACACAGAAGATTTAGATTCAAGCAAGTAAGTATTGATCAATGGAATTCTCAATCTTCAGTAATCACTCTTCAAAGTAGAGGAGTGCCAATTATTGAAAGGCAGTTCAATAAAGAATATAAAGAAAAGATTTACACTGAACTTACTCAACTTATAAGAGAAGATCGTATTGATATTTATGATCTTTCAAGTGGTGCTTATATAGATGCACAAAATAACAAGCATAATCTAAATGAAATTGAAGAAGCTAAAATTCAGTTTCTTTTCTTACAAAAGAAATGGAAAGGCAAAAGATATTATATTGAGGCCTTATCTGGATATAAAGATGATATTTGTGATGCAGTAGCTGCTGTAAGTTATGAAGCTCTCACTAATAAAATTATCACAAGATCTCCAAGAAACAGAATGGTTAGTTTGGGTGGCAGGTATAGATAGATATTGATTTATAATATACAAATATGTCTTCAAAGAATATTAGAACAGCTCAATTTGGTGGCGTAGGTGGTGGTGGAAATGGTTCACCTTTCTCACCTGGAAAAAGCCCAATTGGTTCAGGTGGAAAAAACCCAGGAGGTTATGAAGTTAACTCTGACTGGGATGAAAACAAAACTCTTGAAAAAATGCTTTCTAAGACCCATGATGAGATGGATTTGTCTGATAGAAATTTTGAATCCAGATTAACCCCACAGCATAAATATTACGAAGAAAACAAAGTATATGTCCTTGATCCAATGGAAAGGCTTAAGGAAAAATTTAGAGCTGAACTTCATGCTTATAAGAAATCTTTAGAAGAACATGCAGACAGTTTAGAAAAAAACTCTGTGCAATATATCAAAGAGCATTTTCAACTTACCCCTCAAGATTTAGAAACAATGGAGCAAAGATTACATCAAAGAAGGCATTTTGATGATTCTAAAAAAAGAGAATTTAAGTATGAGGATAAAACTCCTGATCAAATAAAGCCAGAAAGAGCTCATCCAGTATTATCCGACACTCAAATGAATCGTATTGCTACCATCGTTATGAGAGACAAACTAACTCAAGAAAATGACGAAGATGTAGAGCAAAGAAACATTTTTGATAAAAAAAGATACACTGATCCTCCTATTGGAAGAACACCAGTACTTACTAATGGTGATGAATTGGGTCAATATTTCGAAGATATGTTACATGAATACACACCAGAATCAAATGGTGCTATGGAAGTCGGAGATCTTGTAACAGATGAAACAAATCCAGATTATGAGCCAAATATTCATCCAAGAGATGAAATAGCCAATGAGCCAGCTGATCTTAATAATAATAAAATAAATGTAAATCAAACATTGGAAGATAATTTACATAATAGAAAAATGCCTGACAATCAATTTGATAGAAATAATATGTCATCAGATAAAGAAGAATATGGCCAAGAAGATATGGGTGTTGAAGATGTTTATAAAGGCTCTCCTTGGTTTGGATCACATACTCCAGCATCATTTGGATAATTTGTAAAATAATCATATGAAATATGATTATCTAATAATAGGAGCTGGATTATTTGGATCTATTTTTGCACATGAAGCTCACAAATTAGGCAAAAAAGTATTAGTTATAGAGAAAAGAAACCATATTGGTGGAAATTGCTACACAGAAGATTATGAAGATTATCATATTCATACTTATGGTCCTCATATTTTTCATACTTCTCAAAAATATATCTGGGATTATATAAACCAGTTTACAGAATTCAATAATTATTCTCACAGATTAAAGTCAAATTACAAAGGCAAGTTTTATTCAATGCCAATTAATCTCATGACTTTACATCAAGTATGGCCTGAGATTATAACTCCAGAAGATGCTAAAAAGAAAATAGAATCTGAAATCATCCCTTGCGAAAATCCGAAAAACTTAGAAGAACACATTTTAAGTATGGTTGGACCCACTTTGTATGAGTATTTTATTCATGGATACACAAAGAAACAATGGGGGACAGAGCCTAAAAATCTACCAGCTTCTATCATAAAGAGATTACCAATAAGATATAACTTTAACGATAGATGGTTTCACGATCATGATATTTATGAGGGTATTCCAGTAAATGGCTACACTCCTATTTTTTACAAACTCTTAGATGGAATTGAAATCATAACCAATATTGATTATTTTGCTGACAGAACATATTGGGATTCTAAAGCTAATAAAGTAGTTTTTTCTGGCCAAATTCAACAGTATTTTGATTATATGTTTGGAGATTTAGAATACCGAACATTAGAATTTCATAATTACAAAATACCCAATTCTGATTTTCAAGGCTGTTCTATAGTTAATTATCCCGATCCCGATACCAAATGGACAAGGATTACTCAACATAAACATTTTGTAAATTCTAAATCACCCAATGATTATGTAACTTATGAATATTCAAAAAACTATGACAAAAATAACCCAGAGCATATTCCGTATTATCCTGTAAACACGCCTGAAAATAATGAAACTTACAATAAGTATAAAGAATATTTAGAAACAAATCATTCTAATATTATTGTTGGTGGAAGATTAGGTAATTACAGATACTACGATATGGACATGACAATAGGTAACGCATTAGCCACAGTAAAGAAAGAATTTGCAGGAAAATAAGAAAGCTAATTCAAAAAACATATTATGTCTGTCTCTTCAATGAACCTAAAAATAAAAAGAAGACAAATATTTTAATGGAACAACATAATGCCACAAAAAATATCTTCAGAAATCAACAATCTAATTAAAAAAGCAAAAATTTTAGATTCATTAGGTAAATACAAAGAGTCAGATAATATTTTTGTAAAATTATCCCAATATTACGTAGAGCAATCAGTCACCAAAGTTCCATCTGTTCAATATTTTGAAATGGACGACATTGCGGATGAGTACGAAGAAAATGAAAAAAACTACCGTACTAAAAAACCCAATTTAAGAGTCCCACAATATTTTGATTTAGGTGTTGGTGAAGATGAAGAAAACTTAGAAGGCAAACTCAACGGTCCTGATAGTGTTCCTGGTCCTGCTTATATAGACCCAGGTAATCTCGCTTCAAGTCCATCAATGGCTGGAGATGTTGATTGCTTTACTTGGGAAGAAACTTACGAAAAGAATGTTGAAGAAGGCAATGGATGGAAAAACAGAATTCCATTGAGATAGGAGAAAATTATGCCAATTCCAATTAAACCAGTTCATTCATTAGATTTGCATGCTGAGATATTTGACTCACCCTCAATGGAAGGTTTAGGATTATCAGACATCCAAATCCAACTTTTAGGTATGAATGCAGCACCAAAAAAAGAAGCATCTGTAAAATTAAGTGAAAGATATATTTCAATGCTTAAAGATATAGATAAAAATATCAATGAAGTTGTTACTGCTGCGAATGCTGCTGTCAATAACAAAGATGGAAAAGTTTGTACAGTTCCAGGTGAAATCTCAGACAATGATCTTTTGGCACTTAAAACTGCAGGATTGATTAGTGGTTATGGCAGATCTGTTTCTTTGACAGATAAAGCAAAATTAGCTTTGAGAGATTTTTATCTTAGCACAGATACAACAAATGAATTCAGAAAATCAAGAACAAAAGAAAAATTTGATTTGAATGAAGCAAGAACTGTAAAGGTCTCTAACACAAAATTCAGACGTGTTGCATCTTGACTGAACAATTCTGACGAGCTGGATGTTCGTTTTATAGCAAAAGATGATCATACAAGGGCAAAAGGCTTAATGCATGCAAAACCCTTAGATGAACTTGAAGTGGCTTATTTTATATTTCCAGTAGAAGATTGCCATTCATTTTGGAATAAGAATGTAGATTTCTCATTAACTTTAGCTTTTTTAGATAGAGATAATGAGATTGTTGATTTCAAAGATTTAGAAAAGCAAAGTCCTAAACTTGTTAGCCCAGATTCAAACAGAGTTAAATTTGTTGTAGAAGCTAATAAAGGATTATTCGAAAAACTTGGAATTAAAATTGGGGATAAGCTTACCCTAAAAAATAATAAACTTATAGTTGAAAAAAATCACAAAACAAAACCTTAAAGGAAATTGAGCCTTTTTTTTAGAAGGTTTTAATAAACCCGACTATGTATTTAGGGTGCTGTTTGAAATCTTGAGGAGAAAAAATAATTATGGCTGATAGAATTTTCCCAAACAGATATCAAGAGGAACCTCTTGATTCTGACTTGGTCTACCAAGCAATTAACTGGGATAACTTTAACACCAAACTCGCAGAAGTTCAAAATGGTGTCAACGTACCAGAACTTCCAGCTGAGTTCAAAGAAGTTCTTGCAAAAAAGAAATCTGAAGACATGCCTGAAGAAGTTGAAGAAATGTTCAAAAAGAAGAACAAGAGAGATGATGAAGATGCTGATGATCTTTCTGATGTCCCTGATCAACTTCGTGAATTTGTAAAGAAGAAACAAGACAAAGCTAAGGACAAGAAGTCCCAAGTTAAACATGAAGAAGAACCTTTAAAGCCAGTTGATGTTCAAGAAGCTGGTTGGAAAAATGGCAAGAATATGAAGAAAGCTAACACTGTAGTTTTCAATCATCCTTCACAATTGTCTGCAGAAGCAGTTGAAGCTGCTATTGCTGAAGGCGATCAAGAATTAGCTAATGCTATTCTTGCTGCAAGACATGAAAGAAGAGTCAGATTAGCTGGCAAGATTGAAACAAGAATTGCAGCAGAAAATGAAAGATCTGTAAAGCTTGCACAAAGAAGAGCTTACAGAGAGAATTTAGTTAAAATGGCAGCTGAAAGCTCCAAGAGTGTCAAGACTGCTAAGACTGCTAAGAACACTGAAACACAATCAGAAGATGGTTTTGTAAAAGTTTCTCAACTTGACAACTCTGCTAAGAAAGCTTTTGCTTCTAAAGCTATTGCACAAGGCTTCCCAAAAGAATATGTTGATGCTATTTTAGGTGAATCCAATAATGTAGTTGCTGATAATACAGCAGAAATCAGAAACGTAATGTCTTCTGAGTTATCTGAAAATGTCAAGAAAGCAGCTGTATCTTCAATGGTCAAAGTTGCAACTCTTTCAGATGCTGATTATTC